ATAAATGGCACGAGCTGATAGGGGAGGGTCTAAAAAGGTTTATTGGCCTTACTATATCAACTCTAAGGGGGGTATTACCCAAGAAAGGTAGGTGAGACCATCATGTATTCTAAACGCTTTACTCTTAACAAAACCGATATTAAAAACTGGTTTAAAAATGCCTTACTTTATGCGGGGCCAGACTTAATTGTTTTCTTTGGAGCATTATCGGCAAAGTTCTCGGCAGAGGATATGTTTGTAGCGGTCATATTTCTGAACTTAGTGATTGATTTACTAAGGAAATATATCTCAGGGAAATAAAAAAAACGCTCACGAGATACACGCCTTGCAACGCTTTTCAAGTGAGCGGACTTTAATATTACACAATGCCGACAAAATAAACAAATTTGGTCGTTGACATCTCCATAAAAGTGTATTAAAAATACTATATGCCCAAGTCAATCAAGGTGCGGGACTTCAGAAATAAGGGCTTTTTTATGATTGACGACGCCTACCTTAACGGTTACGTCAAACACCTCGGCCCAACAGCCTCAATGATTTATATTTGTCTATGCCGACATGCAGATAAAGAACAGATAGCCTTTCCGTCACAGGAGAGCATTGCCTCAAAACTCGGTATAAATCCCCGGGTTGTTATGAGAAAAATAGTAGATTTACAAAAATGGGGGTTGGTTCTAAAAGATAGAACTAGAACATCGAGTGGAAAATGGTTGCATAACACTTATTACCTTCTCGATAAGAGCGAGTGGAAACGACCACCTACACAAAAAGTACACCTGGATAAGCCACCTACACAAAAAGTACCAAAGCCACCTACACAAAATATGTATATTAAGGATACACATATTAAGGATACACATACTCTCTCTATAGCAAAAGTTTCGAGTCTTAAAGAAATATCCGAAGAAGAACAAACAAGAATAGCTGAATTATACCAAGTACCAATGGCTTTTGTTAGAAGCAAGTATGACGATCTGATTAACTATTGCGAAAGAACTGGACGGAAATATAGGAACTACGTTCCGGCATTAAGAAATTTTGTAAAACAAGACGCCATTAAACTTAGAAGGGAGAACTTGTATGTCAACACAAAACGAGGCATCGACGCAACTAGAGTGTAATGAGGAGTGGGAAGTATATGTAGACAACAAAACATATATCTTAACGAAGGGGCAGATGGACGTGGTAAGAAAAGCAACTATAAACGGTCTGCGCGGGGTCGTGAACTTTGAACATTTTGGTTTTTCCTTGGCCCACATGAGTAGTTACCGCCGGACTAGACACGAATACCTGAAAATTATTGGCAATATAATAGAGAAGATAAGCAAGGATCAATATGAAAGTTTGCAAACAAACTTGACATCCACTAACCACCGCTTGTACGATAAAGTATGAACAATAAAGAGATAGCAAAACAACTGGGTCGTGCTGGTGGTAATAAAGTTCTTAAAAAATACGGCAAAAAACACTTTAAGGAAATGATTAATAAAAGGTGGGAAAAAGAAAAAAGCAAGACGGAGAAGTCCCTAATTTAGCTTCGGTTTTGGTACTTGACAAACCTTTCTAGCGGTTGTATAAATAACTAATGGCCGATTTACAGCCTAGGAAACTAAAGACCCAAGTTAAAGACGCCAATCTTTCAGATGACCGAATCCCCCGGAACTTAATCCTTATGTACGGTGATACACCTTATATCCAAAAAGCTGGCCTTGAGTGGAAGGCTAATAATCTCTTTGGTGGGGCTGGTTACTCAATTAAAACGGAGATCATAGAAAGAAGCCGGGACGACAAATACTACCTAGTTAAAGCAACTCTTACAGTTTTAGCCAATAACGCGGTTTTTGAAAACTATGGTGAGGCTTGTCTGGAGAACACCAATTCCCAAATGCAGAAGAACCTTTTACATCTAGCGGTTACAAGAGCCGAGTGCCGGGTTATCCGAATGGCTACTGCTTGCGGATATGCTTCTTATGATGAAGTTATGACTTTACCCAATGGCAATTCTACTAAGAAATTAGAAGTACCGAATGGCGATCTACCTGCCACTGAAGAACAGATGGCGACAATTAAGGCATTACATCCAGCATCTTCACCCAGTAGTTCAGTGTCTTTGGATGGAGAAAAAATTAAGAATTTGACCAAGCAGGAAGCATCAGAACTTATAAGTGAGTTGTCAACCAAAAAATAATATGCAACCAGAAGACTTACTAAAACTTTCTAAAGAGAGTTTAATCCAAGAGCTTGAAACTTATAACATTTTAAACGAAGACAATATGACCTGTATGGTGATGATCCGAGAAGAACTTTTACATCGACTTGAAGAAGAAAAAAAGGATGGGGAATTGATAGGTGAGTATTCAGTCACCAAAGCCTCCAGAATCAATTTTAAGACCACCTTGGAACAGGCAAAGGAGTTCGGAGCCGTCAAAGAGGCGGTAGATACCACAGCCCTTCGTAGGTTGCACCAGAAAGGTATTAAAGTCCCTGGTACGGAGATAACAGTTTATTTATCAGTCAGAAGATTAAATCAGGAGGAAAAATGATCCAGTTATCTTACACTTCATTAAGTAATTTATATGCGGGCCATGAGTGGGTAAATAAAATGCTGGGTATTCCAGTTCCCGATTACCCATTCTTGAAGGAAGGTAAAGAAACTCACCGGATAATCCAAGATCACGTTTCCGGAAAGGTTAAAAATGAATTTCTAAAGCATATAGAAATAAACTTCCCGATAGTTGAGGAGAAAGATTTTGACGAGAATTGTAAATTTATCTTTTACCCCAAAGATGGATATCAAGTAATCGGATATGTTGATGGCATGGATGCTGAAAATGGTCGTCTTTTGGAAATTAAAACATCCAATAAACCTTGGAGCATATCCCAATTTAGGGATTCGATGCAAAGAAAAATTTATGCTTTGGCACATATAGATTATAAAGAAGCCTACTTAATTACTGGAAGCAAAGACCCTAACGAGTGGGAGAAGTCCCCACCTAAATTATACAGCCTTACACTCAATCAGAAGGATAGGGATGAGGCTTTGGGATGGATAATGAAGGGTATATCAATTTTAGAAAAAGGGGATTTTTCTGGTGGTCTTGATGAGAGTAAGAGGTGTACTGGTTGCTTTTGGAACATGACTAGGTATTCAGAGTTGGCTAATTGTCATTTTCTATGAGCGATTATATTGAAAATCCGACCCAAGAAGAAAGAATAATTGCTTTACTGAGAGAAAGAGGAAGCGAAGGAGCTTTTGTCTGGGATTTTACAATGCCAAGAAACAAGGGGGGATTAGGTTGTATGCAGTATAACGCTAGAGTGTGGGGACTAAGGCAAAAGGGATATGTAATCGAAAATGTCAAACCAGGACATTTCGTTTTGAAAGAAGAACCAAAACCAGTTCAAAATAATTTTCTATGACAGATGCTAAATTTTATAATGTTCCGTCTTTTACAAAGTCTGGGGTGGATTATCAGGTTATTAAACTATCAAGCGGAGACTGGCGCTGTAATTGCCCCCACTATGTTTTTAGGGACAAGAAGTGTAATCATATCCGGAAAATGCAACACTTGAAATATCGTGGGAACAATAAATCAAGTCGGTAAAAAAGGTAGAGAGTGGATCAGAGAAAGAGCGAGATTAATTAAGGAAGCCATAGCCGAAGGTAGAATAATAGTCCGACAGTACAAGGGTTTCCCAGAAGGAAGATGCGAAGATTGTAGAGAGTGGAGGCAATTAGATCCAGACCATTGGAAAAAGCGCAGTCAAGGCGGAGAACATACAAAAGAAAATATAATTTGGAGATGCCGAAGGTGTCACGATAAAATTGACAATATGCCAGATTCTAAAAAACAGTCAGGGAAAAAAGCAGAATGGCAGAAAAAGCACATCTGTGTATATTGTAAGAAATGGACATCCTTTCTACTTTGCAATTTTTGTGGACGTTACAGTATTAAATTAAGCCAGAAAAATGAAAATATTATTTAAACTTTTTTGAAATAAATATGAAAGTAAACTTTAGAGAGATAAAAGACAATTCGGATCAGCTAGACCATTTTGCCAAATCCGCCCGGTTAAGATGGGAGTGGCTGATGGATGAAATGATTGCCCAGAAGCGAGACATTAAAAGAAAAATTGAGATTAATGTTCACGGCCATAGATACGTTGCGGGAATATTATGAACAAGTGGTACAAAATTCAGTTAATAATGATCCAGTGGGTCATTTTTGCCATGCTTTTATCGGTAGTCTCAATGTGGTTTCTCTTAAAAGACAGGAAGGCCACCCAATCCAAACTTCAAACCTGTGAAAAAAACTGGGAGATAGTCTCGAAACAAATTGAGTCTGGCCGGATAATCTTAGACCTAAAATGAAATCCTTTCTACAGCTCATCTTCGGAACCATGATTATTATAGGGATGCTCCTTTTTGCTGCCCCTTTTGCTTTTTTAGGCTGGTTGTTTGATTTAGGCGATGATGTTTATTATCCGCATGAGATGATATGAAGACTAAATCTATGCAAAATAAATTAAATCTATGCAAACCAAAAGTACACAAAATAGACGATGAATGGGAAAGACAAATGCTATTAGGGGGTAAATTAAGCATAGAAATATATAACTTTGTAATGGTATCTAAAATACTTAAATATTTAGTCAGACTCAATAGAGAATAAGGATTAGTACGTTTACTGGACAGATGGTAAATTTAGGGTTAAAGGGTTTAAGGTTTTAAGAAAAATAAGTAGGAAAAAGGGTGTAGAAATAATGAGAAAGCTAACTAAGTTATGACTGAAAGATTTAATAAAAAGAAGGGGAAGAAAATGAAATTAAAACTAACAGGGGCATTCTCAATGGAGTTTGGCACAAATGGGTTCGTAAGAGGTTTTAACAATAAATGGGTTCAGTTAATAGTTACTAACGATGGAGTTTATAAAGATGGCATACTGGTTGCTAAAGGAAAATTAAGAATAGTTTACGAAAAACCATGAAAATTAGAGAAACAAAACAACTTTTACTGCTTGTTGTGAATATCTTAACCGATAAATGGGACAAACTTGAAAGCATTGACCCGGACCAGTCGCCGGAAAAATGGCGTAGTTATAGAGGAATAAGAAATGTCATACGAGATACTATAAAGGAAATTGCCAAAGTTAAAGGGATAGATTTATGAAAACTAAACCAAAAGTACATAAAATAAAAAAGTTAGGCAGAACGGGAATAGTTACTCTTAAACTTAATAGTGGTAACTGGGTGGTTGGATTTGAAAGACAGGACGAATTGGCAGAGGTTTTAAGTAAGATAGATGAAATAATAACCAAACTTAATAAAGAACTATAACCTATTGATTTACTAAGATGAAATTAACAGAAGCACAAAAAACGAAAAGATTATACATAAAGTTGAAGTTCCAACGAAGATGTCCACATTTTGAAGTTGAACAGAACAAAGATAACCTGTTCCAGTGTGATAATTGTAACAAAATATTCAGTAAAGATGAAAAATGGCACGGACATACATACGAAGAAATGATTTAACACCCTGATTTACTAAGATGAATAAAAACAAATATCAAAAGATAATGGATAGCTACTATAAAAGACTTCACATAAAGCAAGTCTTAGATACTATTTTTCAAGGCACGCAGTATTCGTCAAGATATATTTACGAATATTTCCATAAGTTCAAAGAAGATAAAAGAACAGGAAAACTTAAATAACACCCTTAATTGATTAGTATATATTGATACCTTTTTGCCGATGTCGGCAAAATGGTTTGTTAAGGATATGAAAAAACCAAAGGAGAAGATAAAACACCCAGCAATTTGTGTAGTTCATACGCCAAGTGGGCCGGTTCCTTGCTGTGAAGAACATGCCAGACAAATAGAAACATTGGCAAGGTTTATGGGCTGGCACGTAAATAGAACATTACTTACGGAAGATGCTGAATGTTCTAATTGTGTTAATGAAACTAAATTATGACCCACAAACAAACAAAGGAGAAGATAAAGAGAGAATTATGTCCTTGTAAATGTCACAAAGACTGGCGTAACGACCCTGGTATTGGATGTGATGTAGAAAAGTGTCGTAACTTTTGGGCGAAGCATCCAGAAAAAAGCAAACTAGAAAAGTTTAAAACCAGATTTGAACAAAGACTTTCTGAGTATTGTTCTTGGGAACTTGAAGGAACGGCCGTTTCAAGTCGTCTAGAACGCAGGAAAGAGTTTTACTCCTTTATTATTCGAGAGTTTCGTGAGCTAGCGGAATACATACAAAGCCATTCTGCGCCACCTGGAGATATGGAAAATCCAAGATTATCTGGCTGGTATCTGGGTCATTTTGACGGTTTGGAGAGATTTATAAAAGAACTAAACCTATGACCAAACCAAACAAGACAGCTAAAGAGGAGATAAAGAAAATAATAATGGATAATTCTTCATGTTGGAATCCGTATTGTGCTAAAGACGCTGAATGTCAAGAAGATAGAGATATTGTGGCAAGTAAGATTTTTAACTGGCACATCTCCCAATTAAAGAAATTCAAAGAAGAACTAATCGGTGAAAGTTATGAATTAGTAGGAGAGTGTAAGACTGCCGGCGAACACCATATAAAGTTGATAGAATTTATTAACAAATATACAAATGAAAACTGTTTACACTAATCTTTATGAAATAACGCCCCTCCAACAAAAGATAATGAGGTTTGTGGATTACTGGGTTCATGTGGAAAAAACTCCAATCCCTCAAAAAGAGATAATTGAAGAAATGAAAACCAGAGGCGAAAAAAGCGCTACTGTAATTCATGCTTTACATGGATTACTAGGTTTAGGTTACTTGCGAAGAGCTGGTATAATATCAAATAAGACTTACTATGTGCAGTTAAGAAGATTATGAAGAAAATATCGAAGAATCCTTATAAGAAGGAAAAATTTGAGGCTTTTATAGAACGCATTAAAGGTCCCGCGGTGGCTCATTGGGTGCAGATAGCAGACGCCTTGGGGATTCATCCAACTACAATAACCGACTGGAAGAAACATCCGTTAGCACAAAAGGCAATCAAAGACGGTATTGAGCTTGCTTTAGAGGGAATGGAGAAAGCTGGCAAAAATGATTGGAAAATGTGGGAGAGTAAATTAAAAATGCTTGGAGTATCACCTATAGAAAAACAAGATATTACTTCCGGTGGAGAAAAAGTAATTCCTATCTTGGATGTTCAGTCGAGTAACAGCCACAAAGAAGCTCCAAACCCTGCAAAAGCGAATTAGAGGTGTTGCCGGAGGAACTTCTGCCAGCAAGACGATTTCAATTCTTCTGATTTTGATTGATTACTGCCAGAGAAACGAAAAGAAAGTGGTATCAGTGGTTTCTGAGTCAATGCCTCACTTAAGAAAAGGTTCAATGAGGGATTTTCTAAATATTATGCAGTCGCATAATTACTTCAATGATAATAAATGGAATAAAACCGAATCGGTTTATACTTTTGAAACTGGCTCAATACTAGAGTTTTTTGGTGTGGAGAGTTGGGAGAAGGTCAAGGGCGCCAGAAGAGATGTATTGTTTATCAATGAGGCGAATCATATAGATCAGAACTCTTTTACTCAAATGGAAGTCAGAACAAAAGAGGTTATTTGGTTAGACTGGAACCCCGAAAATGAGTTTTGGTGGTACACGGATATTCTGGGTAAAAGGGATGTAGACTTCATAACTTTAACTTATAAAGACAACGAAGTTCTGGATCAAAGGATAATTGACACCATAGAGTCCCGGAGGTGGAACAAAAACTGGTGGTTAGTTTACGGATTGGGTCAGTTGGGCGAAGTTGAAAGCCGGATATTTACAGGTTGGGAAATTGTAGACAATATACCCCATGAAGCAAGATTGGAACGCTACGGACTGGATTTTGGTTATACAAATGATCCTACGGCCCTTGTCGCGATACATTACTTCAACGGTGGGTATGTGCTTGATGAGGTTTTGTACCGCCTTAGAATGGCTAACAGAGAGATAACAGATATAATTAAGACACTTCCGTATGCTTTAGTGGTTGCCGATAGTGCCGAACCGAAGTCAATAGATGAAATAAAATCCTACGGAGTGAGTATTGTTGGATCAACAAAAGGCCAAGGATCAGTTTTACAAGGAGTTCAGTACGTCCAAGACCAGCGGATCTCAGTTACAAAACAATCGCTCAATCTAATCAAAGAGTACCGGAACTATCTATGGCAAACCGACAAGGAAGGAAAAATAATCAACGAACCCCAGGAGTTTATGAATCATTGTATGGATGCCATCCGGTACGGTTTTGATAAATTTCAAAGAGGGAATTATGTGCAGGATATAGATGTGGGCGGGGTCAAACCATTTCTTCCAGGTATTGGTTGACTTGCATTAAATCTATAGTTTAATCTTCAGTTATATGCCAAAAAGACTATGTGTCAGTTGTCACCACATTTTCGATAATATTGCTTCTAAAAGGGAGAGGAATTATGAAGGGAGGTTTATATAATGGCCGAGCAAGTTTTGGAGAATTTAGAGTTAGAAATGCTTCTTAACAATAAGACAACCGGTTTTAACTACCGGGAAAGACGTGAAGAAGCCTGGCGTGAGAATTACGAACTTTACAGGGATAAGGTTACAATCAACCGGTTAATTCAAAGGCAGTCTGTGAACCTTCCTCTGATGAAAACAACCCTCCGGACACTTCTTAAGGACGTTGATGATATGCCAGTGATTGTTTTTGAGAATCTGGATAATGATAAACAGGCCGAGGTTTTTCAAAACGAATACTGGAAGTACACCCTAGAGCGGAATAACGCTGAGATCCAGGATGTTGTAGACAAAAAGCAGGATTTCTTCTTTGGCAGGACATTTGATTCATGGCAGATTGAGGACGGTAAGATAAAGTTTGACATTGAGGACCCTGAAGATATATTGGTTGACAGGTTTATGAATCCTTACGACATAGACTCGTCAAGGTTCTTAATCCACACACATATATTTAAGCCATTAAGCAGTCTTAAAAAGAATCCAGATTACGATCAAAAGGAAGTCAAAAAGCTGGAAGAATACTTCAAATCTCAACTAGGGATAATCAAAGCTAAAGACAACGAAAACTCCCTGATGCAGAAGAATAAAAAGATGCAGGACATGGGAGTTACTGATACCGAAGATCCCTTATTGGGTGAAACTTATGTGGAGTTGACCATTCATTACGTCTTTAGGGCCAATGAGAAAGCGGGGGAAAAAGAATTACCAGAGCAGATATTTGTCTTTATTGAAGCTGAAGATCAAGTCATCTTGATGAAAAAACCCCAAGAAGAAATAATCGGTCCAACTATAGACCACTACTGGAGAAATCATTTTAGGTACAACACCTGGGGAGATGACATTGATAAACAGGATTTCTGGACTGACGGGATAGCAGATATAGTCAGAGTTCCTAACAAGATATTAAATTCCTGGTTCAGCCAGTTAGTTGAAAACCGTACACTTCGCAACTTTGGCATGCACTACTACGATTCTTCTGTCAAGGCCGAAGGTTTTACCCCTTCGACTTTTATTCCTATCCCTTGGGGTTGGTACGGGGTTCCCGGCAAACCATCTGATGTACTACAGAAGGTGGATATTCCCGACCTGTCTGAGTCCCTAGATGAAATGAATTATCTTGCCGAAATGGTTGAAAAGGCCACTGGCGCTACTGCTACCCAGCAGGGAGTCCAAACAGAGCGTCAGGTGACACTAGGTGAAGTCCAGCTGGCCCAAGGCGAGGCCAAAGCCGAAAACAGATTCAATGCCCGTCTGCAACAGGTCAAAGAAGAAGAGCGGGCCTACTTCATGCGTGTCGAATCCCAGAACAAACAGCAAATCGAGGCTGTTCTGACTGAAATCAAAGTTC